TAGTTTTGAATTAAACGATCCTGTAATGTTTTCGGGAGTAACTGTCGGTAGTATTATTAGTGGTAGAACATATTTTGTTAAGACGAAGCCCAGTAATGTTACATTTACAATATCTGAAACTCCGGGCGGCCCTACAGTTGCACTAACTTCTAATTCTATTAACATGAATGTTCATCTTAAATTAGAATACGGTGCAGAAATGTGTTTTAGTCCCGATGCTGAATGGTTGGCCATTGCTGCTCCTAGAGCAAGTAACGTTCGTTCGGCCTGGCGCGGCGACTACGATGGCGGCCACGAATACAACGCCGGAGATGTTGTACAGCTTAGAACAAACTTTACAACTGAGCGTTCTTTAAATTCTCATTGGACAGCTAGAGGAAACATTCCTGTAGCAGACTGGAGTACTATAAATTCTTTTAGTCAAGATTGGTCAGCAACTGATTTAATCACAGTTAATAAACAATTTGCAGACGCTGCTTACCTTACAACCGGTTATGAAAATCTTGGATATGTTGATTTATATAGAAGAAGTTCGTCGACTGGATCGTACGATCTAGCTCATAGTTTCGTAAGCCCTAATCCAACACAGGGCGAACGCTTTGGTTCTAAAATGGTAATGGCTCAGTCTGGCAGTGAGTATGTACTAGCAGTTACTAGTCCAGGAACAGATACAGAATCCGTTGATTCTACTGTAGTTCAAGGGCGTGTTTACATGTATAGATACGGTACTGGCGCCGGCGACGATAGTTCTGTTAGATGGCAAATGGATTATGATAGAAATTATCAGGGAGCATTTGATTCTTCTAGAAGTTATCTGCAAGGTGATATTGTATTCTATGATTACAATTTATATGAGTGTGTTGGTAATACAGATTTTCAAAATCCTGCACCTGACCAATCAAGTCTTTGGTCCCCAGTAACAAAGTCAAATATTCTAGGATATTTCCCTCAAGAATCAAGTTTATTTGATGTTAACAATAACGATCTAACGTTGGCAGCATTAGAAGGACAGACAATTGAATCTGTTCAGCCTGGCGATAAGTTTGGCGCAGCAATTGACATGTCCAGTGACGGACAGACACTAATAATTTCTGCTCCAGGAGCTGACCAGGATACCTACGAAAATTATAAAGGACCGTTTAGAACATCATTGAAATATTTTGAAAATGATGTAGTTTATTACAACGGATACTACTATAAGTTTAATCAAACAGCTAGTGCAGATCCTATTATTTCTTTTAATACTACACATTGGGATAAAGTGTCTACAGAAACTAGAAGTATAAATTCGGGTAAAGTCTTTATCTATACTTACAACGGTGTTGGATACGAACTAACACAGACATTAACCAGCGACAACGTGGACATTGAAAGAGAAGACCAGTTTGGTGAATCTATTGCAGTGTCTGCAACTGGTGGATACATTGCAGTAGGTACCTCATTATATGATTCTGACAAACGCGATGCAGGCCGAGTTATTATTTTTAAGAAAGGTACAACCTACACTAAGAATCAACTACTATACAGTTATACTAAAGAAACTTTTGAAAGATTTGGTGCTTTTGTAGACTTCATGAATGACGATGAAACTCTAGTAGTATTCTCAGGTAATGGTGATGTTGAACGTGTTACTACATTTGACCTGGGCAAATTAACTATTGATAATGATACGCTTAGAATTGCTGACTTACAAGTTGACACTGGCCGAGTTGATATTTTTGACAAATACAACGAAAATTATATCTACGGTGAAAGCCTTGACACTTCTGTAACAAATGATGACACTGATAGATATGGTGCATCTATTGCAGTAGGTAATAATAACATCTATGTTAGTTCCCAACGCGACGATGGATCAACATCTACATTTGTACAAAGAGAAGGTAAAGTTTATGCATACTATAAACTTGCTAATGCTACATCTTGGTCTGTACTACACCAAGAAGTTAAAAAACCAAATGTTCGTAAGATTAAAAAATCATATCTATACAACACAACTACTAGTAAGTTAATTTCTTATCTTGATGTTGTTGATCCTATACAGGGAAAAATCCCCGGACCAGCAGATCAAGAAATTAGATTTAAAACATATTTTGACCCTGCTGTTTATTCAGTAGGAACTAGCGCGGTTAATGTTGACGTTGGTATGAACTGGACAAAATCGCAAGTTGGTATGTTATGGTGGGATTTAACTCGCGCCAAGTTCTTAGACAATCAAATTGGGGAAACAATTTATAGGTCAACTACTTGGAATAGGTTGTATGAAACTGCCAGTATTGATATTTACGAGTGGGTTGAAAGCAAATTCTTACCTGCCGACTGGGACATCTTATCAGGTACTGATAAAGGAACTGCTGCCGGTATTAGCGGAACATCAAAATATGGTAGTGCAGTATACAGTGTAAAAAAACGATACGATAATGTATCGAAAACTTTTATAAACACTTATTACTATTGGGTTAAAAATCCTACAATTACTCCTAATGTTTTAGACAGAAAACTATCTGCATTTAATGTTTCAAATTTAATTGCAGACCCAACTGGACAAAATTATTCTTGTATAGCGTTAACTGGCGCCAACACATTTAGTTTAATCAATGCTACTAGTTTAATTGAAGGTACTAGTTCAAATTTAAATATTCAATACTGGATTGTTGATGCTGATTACACACAACAAAATGCTCATAGTCAGTGGAAAATTATTAGTGAAAATCTTAATACTGTTATTCCTAGAGAAATAGAAAAGAAATGGGTTGACAGTTTAGTGGGTAAAGATGCGTTTGATAGAGTTGTTCCTGACCCTAGTTTGCCTATTAAACAACAATATGGCATTTTGTTTAGACCTAGACAGAGCATGTTTGTTAATAGAACTGAAGCATTAAAACAATATATCGAACGTGTAAATTCTGTACTAGCTACACGGTTAATTGCTGATGACTATGATACAAGCAATTTATTACTAGTAGATCCTTCACCTAGTCCTGTATTAGGATTATGGGATTCTTCAGTTGATACAGAAGCTGAATTAAGATTTATAGGTACTGCTAATCTTAGAGCTGCAATCTTAGAACCTATTATCATTGATGGTAGAGTTTTTGGAGTTACAATTATTGATTCTGGGTACGGATATATTAATGCACCATACTTACATATAACAGGGCAAGGAAAGAATGCTAATGTTAAGACAATTATTAACGCCACTGGACAAGTTACAGGTATAGAAATTATCAATAAAGGTGAAGGTTACTTAGATAATACAATATTTGAAATTAGACCATTCTCAGCGTTGGTACTCAGCGACTCTACTACTTTTGACAAGTGGAGTATATATGAATGGAATTCGGCAACAGTAACATGGGAAAGAACTAGAAGTCAGGGGTACGATGTTACAAAATACTGGTCTTATCAAGACTGGTATAGTGCCGGATACAATCAGTTTACTAAAATTGACCATGTTGTTGAAAACACCTATGAGTTAGCCACTCTCGATGTTGAAATTAATCAAATTGTTAAAGTTAACAATATAGGTACAGGCGGCTGGTTACTATTAGAAAAATACGCTAATATAGCAACAATTGATTATACTGAAAATTATAAAGTTATTGGTAGACAAAATGGAACAATAAAGTTTTCCAGCAGCCTATACAATTTTAGTAATTCTATTATAGGATATGGTAGTGATTTGTACGACAGTACATATTATGATAATTTAGCTGTTAAAGAGCTAAGAATTATTATTGATACTATTAAAACTAAAATACTAGTTGACGATTTAAAAGTTGAATACTTAAAATTATTCTTTTCTAGTGTAAGGTATGCTCTGCAAGAACAAGCATTTGTTGATTGGGCATTTAAAACAAGTTTTGTTAAAGCTACACACAATGTTGGAGATTTAAAACAAAAAGTTACCTACAATAGTGACAACCTTGAAAGTTTTGAAGACTATGTTAATGAAGTTAAACCTTATAGAACTCAAGTTAGAGAGTATATCAGCTCTTATTCAAAAGTAGATCCTAATCCAAATAGTGTAACTGACTTTGATTTACCTCCATTAATTAATGAAAACTTTACAGTTGATCCGTTAACTGTTAAAATTTCTCCTACCGGAGCAATTGAAAGCGGGTACGCTGTTTTACAACAGTATCCGTGGAAACATTGGTACGATCATGTTGGATTTAAAATTACCACTATTGAAATTGTTGACGGAGGCTCGGGATACATCGACAATCCGGTAGTTAGGATTAATGGTGGGTTTGGGACCGGCGCAGTTGCTAAGGCTTATATATCTAATGGTAAAGTTAACAGAATACAATTGGTTAATTCTGGAACTGGTTTCTTAAAAGCTCCTGAAATTGTAATTGACGGTGGTCTTGCAGTCGACGGAGTTCAAGCTAGAGCTGTGGCTATTATTGAAAGTGAAGTTGTACGTGCTAATAAAATTAGTATTAAATTTGATAGAACTAGCAAAACTTATTTTGTATCTGAAATTACAGAAACAGAAACATTTGTAGGAACTGGTTCAAGACTACAATTTGCTTTAAAATTCAGCCCATTAACTAAGATTGGTACGTCGTCTGTTAAGTTATATCAAGTAGGATTAGATCCCGATAATGCAACAGTTACGGGGGTTGATGTTCTTAGAGAAGATTATACATTAACTAGTAAAAAATCAACTGCAAAAGGTTACACAAGTTATTCAGGATTGTTAACTTTAGCTACTGCTCCTGCAGTAGGCGAAACAATTAGAATAACTTATACAAAAGATTTTAACCACCTATCTGCAACTGATAGAATTAAATTCTATTATAACCCAACAACTGGAATGTTAGGCAAAGACGCAGACGACTTCTATGCTCAACTAATGACAGGTGTTGACTACGGCGGAGTAAGCCTAACTGGATTAGGATTTAACATTGGCGGTGGATGGGATACTCTTCCTTTCTTTACTGACAGTTGGGACGGATTTGATGCAGACTTTGACGACTACATTAAAGTTGTAGGATCAGACAGTGATGCACACTACGAGCACCAACTACCTTATACTCCTACTGCTGGAACAATTTTAAATGTTTATGTAAATGAACAACGAATTGATGATCCGTATTTTGATCTATATGATGGTTCTACTGTACAACCTAATGGCAGAAAAGTTGCGCCAGCCGGAGCAGTGATGAAAACTATCACTGCCAGCGGCACAACAGATATTTTCTATTTGCCAAACAACAGTGATGGTACTTATCTTGACATAAATGAAGGAGATAGAATTATATTCCGTAAGAATACTAGTGACGGAAGTATTACTCCTCGTCCAGAAGAATACGATACACAACTAAGTGGCGGAAATCTAGCATACACTACTGCTACTGGCCTAGCCACAGACGACATTAATATTGATGGCGACGGATTTGTAACTGCAATGACTAGTAATGCCCCAGAAGAAGTTGTTCCTGGTCAAATTGTAGATACAGTGGCCATCAAAGTGTTCCAACTACCAACGTCTGGATCTAGTAAGATATTGTTTAAAAATTATATTGGCAATGGATCTAATACTGAATTTAGTCTAGCACAGATTCCATTGCAATCAGCAAGTGTGTTTGTAAAATTAGACAATCTAATTTTAACACAAGGTGTTGATTATATAATTAATTGGGCACAGAAGAAAGTTGTACTTTCTGTAGCCCCTGCTAATAAGAAAATCGTCAGTGTAATTACATTTAGTATTGCTTCAGAATTTTTATTAGATACAAATTATTTTGTTTCTGATGGTAGTACTTTGGAATATATCACAAATGCACCTTGGTCTAATGATGATTCTACTGCGTTTGGTAGCATTGTTCTTGTTAACGGAGCAACAGTAGCATATGAATTATTTAGAACAGACAACAGCTATGCTAGACCAAATTGTGTAGGAATTAATTTAACTGCTGTTCCGGCAGTTGATGCATTAATAACATATATGATCACTAGTGATGCTAATTCTTCTGCATCTGTTATTAAGACTGAAGAACTAGCAGTAGATGGTAGTACTAGAGTATTTGATATAGTGAACCCGGTGGGGCTTGCATTGCCGTATGAAAATAATATTCTTGTGTTAGTAGACGGAGAAATATTAATACCGTCTATGACAGAATATTTCACCATGAAAGATAATTCTTTAACGTACAATCTTGCTAAGTTTAAGAGCGAACCTTTTGTAATTAACCCAGTTGATTGTAAAGTTTACATTGATGGAGAACTACTATCTTATAGTTCTCAATATGTGTTTGATTTGTCAGTTGTGTCAATAACATTAGATCCTTCAGTTTACAATGAAGGTAGCGTGTTAGCTATTGTCAATTACAGAGATAGTGAATATACTATTGATAATGATAGTACTGTTGCTCAAATTACTTTTGCAACTGCTCCTCTTGCAAACAGCACAGTTGAAGTTGTTACTTTCTACAATCACAATGTAGAAAATATCATTCGCACTAATGAATTTGTAGGCGTTACTAGCTCGTTAGATATCGATACTCCCGACTACTACAGATATCACAGCCTAGCTGGAAATCAATTAGAATTGTTTAAGTCTGTAAAATTTGATGACTATATTTGGGTTATTAAAAATAATCAAATGCTAACACATAGCGTTGATTATCATTTAAATTCAAATCTACGTAGTATTACATTGGCTGTTCCGTTAATAAATTCAGACGTACTAGATATAGTATTGTTTAGTGATGATCACATAACGCAAGGTTACGGTTGGATGCAGTTTAAAGATATGTTAAATCGTACACACTACAAGAGAATTTCTAAAGCTAAGAGTACTAGATTAGCAGCAGATCTTGGACAGTTTGACATTCAGATAACAGTCGAAGATGGATCAACTCTAGCACCGCCTAATCCTACTCTAAACTTACCAGGTGTAGTAGAAATACTTGGAGAAAGAATTGAGTACATGTCTAAAGTTGGAAACACATTAAGTAGACTTCGTAGAGGTACATTAGGTACTGGCGTAAAAACAACCTATGTTGCAGGTACACTAGTTCAAGATATTGGGCCTACTGAAACTATACCTTATGCTGATCAAACTATTGTCAAGAAAGGCGACCCAATAGATACTCCTCAGTTATATACTAATGGAACTTTAGAATTGCCGTATGTACCAAACATTAACGATATAGAAGTATTTGTAGCGGGCCGTAGACTTAAAAAATCTAGTTACCAGTTATTCCAACAAGAAGCAATACGTCAAGGTAAACTTGATGCTACGTTAGCTAGCAATGACAAAGATTATCCTGACAGTTCTGAGGGTGACATAACATTTGCTGCTGAATTTGCAGTTAATGGAACATCTACATTACAACTAACAGAACTACCGTTAATATTATTAGAAGATTCGTCAGAGAATAAGTTTGAAGTAATTGTTGTTAAGAAAATTGGACAAGTTTGGGAAGATCCTGGACGCACGTTACAGCAGTCTAATGGCGCTGTAGCTAAGTTCTTAAAAGACACTGAGACTAATTTCCCAGAATATCCTGTGGAATAAATATGATTAAATATACTAAAGAGAGCAATTATGCAAGGTAAAGATTTATCCGGAATCCACATCGAAGGTCATATAAAGATACATGATCCAAAGAGCGGAGAAGTATTCATTAATAAACGTAATGCTATCCATTATGAAAATATGAGTATTTCTCTAGCAGAAAGCATTGCCAATGCTGGGCAAGGATTCATCTATGAAATGTCATTTGGCAACGGTGGAACCACAATAGACCCAACTGGTATTATTACCTACTTGACCCCTAATAGCACTGGAACAAACGCTAGTTTATACAACGAAACTTATAGTAAAGTGGTTGATGACCGCGCAGTTGTAAATTTAGATCCTACAAGAAATAAAATAGAAACACGACATGTAACTGGTACAAACTATACTGATGTCTTTATTACTTGTTTGTTAGACTACGGCGAGCCTGCAGCTCAAGAAGCTTTTGATAATACAAATAATAACGAAAGTGCTTATGTATTTGATGAATTAGGACTACGTGCATATAGTACAACGGGTACTGGTAGATTGTTAACGCATGTTATCTTCCATCCTGTGCAGAAATCATTAAATCGTTTAATTCAAATTGACTATACTGTGCGTATTCAAAGTCTAACAGGTCTAAGTGAGGTAGCATAATGTCATATCAAATAGACCGTACTGATAAAACAAACTATGGTAGCATTACTGTAGCAGATCAAGAAATTAATCAAGAAACAAGTCTAGGGTTTGTTGGTAAAAATTATACAGGTTATGCAAAAACTTTTGGTGAAAACTTTTTACACTTATTAGAAAATTTTGCAAAAGCTACTGCACCAACAAATCCAGTAATTGGACAACTATGGTATGACACTAATTCTACAGCAAATCCTTCACAACCTCAGTTAAAAGTATACGATGGCACTAAATGGGTAGCAGCCGGTAACGTTGAACGTAAACCTAATCAGCCAACCTCGGCAACAATTGGGGATTTATGGGTAGATACTGCTAATCAACAACTATACTTGTGGTCAGGATCAACTTGGATATTAGTAGGACCTCAATTTAGTGAAGGTACACAATCTGGACCTGTGGTTGAAAGTGTATTTGATACATTAAATTCACCACATGTTATTATAAAATTTATTGTAGGCGGAGAAATTGTTGTTATTATTAGCAAGGATGCATTTACGCCTAAGGTCACAATTGACGGATTTGCGGTTGTTAACCAAGGTATTAATATATCCAAAAAAGATTTTGATCTTGACGGTAATATGTTAAACAAACTATGGGGAACAGCAGAATCATCAGACGCATTAACAGTATCAAATGAAATAGTTCCTGCTGCAAATTTCCTTAGAAGTGACAAAGTTAGTACAACTAATTATGGTATTAGTATTAGAAATAACTCTGGACTTACATTTGGTTCAGATTTAAATGTATCACTAAGTACAGAAAGTGGAGATACTGTACTTTATAACAGTACTGCTGGAAAAAGTTTATTTGTTAAATTAAAAACACAATCTGGTGCTGTTGAAAGAGTTATAACTGTCACTAATACTAATGTAGGTATTAATAAAACTAATCCTACAGAAGCGTTAGATGTAACTGGAAAAATTGTAACTAGTGACGGGTTAACAGTAACATCAACAACAAACGCAACAGACTTATTAACAGGTAGTATCAAAACTGTTGGTGGAGCAAGTGTAACTAAAAGTTTGTTTGTAGGACAGGGTATTGATGTTACTGGAACAATTGACTCGAACAATATTATTCCTAAAACAACTAGTGTGTATGATCTAGGTAGCTCTACAAAATCGTTTAACAGAATTTACGCCGATGCGGTAGGCAATGTTGATAATTCAACACAGTTTGTAGGAACATTTACCGGAAGTTTTGCCGGATCTGTTACTGGTACCGCGTCTAGATTAACAAGTCCTACGGTGTTTAGTATTACTGGGGATGTTGCTAGTACCAATGCTATTAGTTTTACAGGTCAGCAACCTAGTGGTGTTGCTACTTTTATTACAGAACTTAGTGCAGATTTTATTAATAATAAAACAACAGCTACGGATTCTTTAGCAACTGATCAAATTCTTATTAATAGACCTAGTGTTGGCCTAAGAAAAATAACAAAAACTACATTTTTAGCTCAGGTGGCAACGGTTCCTACAGCAGCAATATTTCCATTTGCAGGCGCAGAAACTGCAGTACCAAATGGATACTTGTTATGTGATGGCGCTGAAATATTAATTAGTAATTATCCAGAGTTATATGCCGTTATTGGATATACTTATAAAGCAGTAGGTAGTCTAGTAGGTCTTGCTACGTTTGGATTACCTGATTTAAGGGGTAGATTTCCGTTAGGCGCTGATAACATGAATAATGGAATAGAAGTTCCATTATTACCAACCGGTGCAACTTCGGGACCAACTACTGTAGACGTAGATGATAATTCTAGTTTAACTGCAAATCGAGTAACTGATGTTACGGCTGATACAATCGGTGAAGGCAACGGGGTTGAAGAACGTGCTATTATTACTAGTAATCTTCCAGAACACCAACACGATATGAAAGGCTCTGCTGGTACACAGTTTTATGCTATTAGAGATAACACAAGTTCTGAAATTATTCCTGACATTGATGCAGTGGACCATACAACAACTGGTGGAAGCATTAGTGGTAACGCAAAATTTTTACCTAATAGTGGCGGCATACTGGGAGCAACGTCAACTGATGTACCATTAAATGTAATGAACCCATATCTAACAATTAATTATATTATTTTTACTGGTAGGATTGCATAATGGCATATAAAATAAACAAAACTGACGGTTCATTATTAACTGAAATTGTAGACAGCACGATTGATCAAACAGCTAGCGACCTTACACTTATAGGTAAAAATGTATCCGGCTTCGGCGAATTTATTAATGAAAACTTTGTAAAACTTCTTGAAAATTTTGCAGCCACTAGTTCCCCAAATAATCCTATTGCTGGTCAAATATGGTATGACACCAGTCAGAATAGATTAAAGGTCTACGACGGCGCAGGGTTTAGACAAGGCAGCGGCCCTATAGTATCAGGTGCAGTGCCATCTAACTTAGTGCAAGGAGATTTATGGATTGACAGTTTAGAAAATCAATTGTATTTTTATGACGGAACTGATAGACAACTCGCCGGCCCAATATATAAAGCAAGTCAAGATGTTTCTGGATTTACTGTTGACACAATTATTGATTCTAATAACTCAGAAAAAACTGTATTGAAGCTATGGGTTAATGGTATATTGTTAGGAATATTCAGCAGAAACACTATAGAATTTACGCCTAAGGTTACAATTACTGATTTTTCAGGAACAATTAAACCTGGATTTAATGCAAGTACACTTGCAGGAATGAAATTTAATGTAACTTCTAGTAAAGCTGATGCACTAGTTGATACTCTAGGAAATCTATATACTTCTAATAGTTTTATGAGTACAACTGCTAATACTACGACTACTGGACAGATTAGAATTCAAAATTCAACACCGTTAATTCTTGGTGCTAATCAAAACTACGAAGTAACCGCAACTACAACTGCACTGGCAATAACTAGCAATAATGCTGGACAAAATTATCAAATTAAAATTAAAAATGCCGGCGGGACACGAGATGCAATCACGGTAAGAGCAACTACTGAACGTGTTGGTATTTTTAACGATAATCCTGCATACACATTTGATGTAAATGGCGATGCAAGAATTACAGGTAACCTTACAGTTGAAGGTGTAACTACTAGTATTGAAAGTACTAATTTAATTATTGAAGATAAAAACATTGTTATAGCAAATGTTGCTTCCCCGACAAATTTTACAGCTGATGGCGGCGGCATAACGATCAAAGGATCTACTGATAAAACAATTGTGTATAATCAGTCTAATAATAGATTTAATATTTCTGAATCTATCAATCTTGCTTCGGGTAAGACACTACAAATTAATGGAGTTACTGTTATTTCAGGTAGTGCATTGGGTAGTGGAATCACTAGTGCTCCGGGAATTACAGCGTTTGGCCCACAAACAGAAATCACAGTTGATAACTTATATCTAAATTCTAATAGAATACAGTCAATTAACACTGACGGTGATATTGAATTAGAACCAAACGGATTAGGGAATGTTGCACTTTACGGTAGTCCTAAAATTACAGGTCTTGCTACCCCAACAACGGGTACAGATGCAGCCAATAAAACCTATGTTGATAATACTGTAAATGCAAAAGCTCTTGCACTTAGTATGGATACAACAGGGTTAAATGATTTACAAATATCAAACTATTTGCAAGAAATTGCCCCAGCTGCTAATTATGTTTTAGGAACACAGGCTAGAATACATTGTACACGACAAATATCTACTTATGCATCAACTCCGTTAACAGCTAGTACATATCCTAGCACTAGCGGCAATATAGTTAAAACTTATGTAGCAGTTGATAAAGTAGGCGGTTCAGAAAATCAGCCAGTTTTAGAAGATATTGCAGTGACATTAAACTTAGGAAATTCAACAGTGACTGTTGAAAGAACTACAAAATTATTTGAAATTAACATTATTACGGGCGTATGGACATATGTTTCAACTATCAGCGGCCCGACAATAACATGATTATAATACAGCTAAATACAACGAGTTAAGGGGTTGCTTGCATGCCATACAGCATTAATAGATATAATAATACGTTACTAACCGTTGTTGAAGACGGGACCATTGATAGTACGCTCGATATTAAACTTATCGGAAAAAACTATGCCGGTTACGGAGAAGTACAAAATGAAAATTTTGTAAACCTACTAGAAAATTTTTCAGGAACAACAGAGCCCCCTCGCCCTATAAGCGGACAAATTTGGTTTGACAGCAATCTTAATAAGTTAAAATTCCGTGATAAAAACAATGCTTGGAGAACAACAGGCGGCGCTGAGGTTGGTGCAAGCGAGCCTACAACAGCATTATCTACTGGTGATTTTTGGTTTAAAACAAGCACAGATCAGCTGTATGCATGGAACGGTTCAGAATACGTACTAATTGGTCCAGAAGCAGCATTAGGTCAAGGAACTACACTCTTACGTTCTAGAACAGTGTCAGATACCATAGGCGGAGCCCATGCGATTATTGAAGCCATCGTAGATGATGCCACTGTTCATATTATCTCGTCTGATGAATTTACGTTAGATGGAGCATTAAATCCTATAACTGGATTTAGTGTGATCAAGAAAGGGTTAACTCTTGTAAACACTGGATCAGACGGAATAACTACTTCCGATCATAGATATTGGGGCACTGCAAGCAATTCTTTAAAACTTGCCGGGTTGCCCGATTCAGCATATCTTAAAGTTGCAGACTATGGCGGATTTGATGACATAGGATTTACACTAGGGGACAGTGATGATCTAGCAGTATTCATTGATGTTGACGGGATTACACCAGTTATTAGAAATGTTCTTAGCAATACAATTAAGTTTCAAACTACTAGCTCGGGTATAAAGACTCCATTAACACTAGTGGCAAATGATATTTTACCAGGAACGACTGCTGTTTCTAATATTGGGTCAAATACATACAAATATGCAACGGTATATGCAGCATCGTTTGATGGTGTAGCAACTCAATCGACCACTTTGTTTTTTAACGGAGGGTATCGATCGGCGGTTGGCAATGCCAGTACAGCTAACTCAATAGTTGCTCGTGATGCTAGCGGTGATGTTTACGCCAATTTATTTCAAGGTACTGCTACGGCAGCTAGATTTGCTGACTTGGCAGAAAAATATCTTGCAGATGCCGAGTACGACGTAGGCACAGTTGTTGCAGTAGGCGGCGATAAAGAAGTTACTGCTGCTAAATATGGTGATCGTGCATTAGGCGCAGTAAGTGCTAGTCCAGCGTTCATGATGAACAAAGATTTAGAAGGCGGGACATATATAGCATTAAAGGGCCGTGTACCTGTTAAAGTACAAGGTGCAGTGCGCAAAGGACAAAGACTAGTTGCAGCTAATAACGGTACGGCAGTGGCTGCAGTTCCGCATGCAAATGATATATTTGCAATAGCTTTAGAGTCTAGTGACGACACTGGTGTTAAATTAATTGAAGCAGTAATACTATAAGGGATAGAAAATGACAGCAGGTGTTGGACAACTAATACAAGTTAATGACTTTAACTCTATTAGAACTAAAATTAATAATGTTATGGGAACAGGTACAGATGGTTACGGCCAAGCATTATCTAGTATTGATGCTACATCTAGTTCTACACAAACTGCAACATTTTGGAATAATTTAAGAATAGATATTGCTAAATGTCGTGGCCACCAAACTGGCAGTAACGAATTGTTAAACTTATCAGAGCCGGTTAGTACAACTCCTAGTGCAGGACAGGTACAAATTATATCAGAAGCAGTTAGGGCCCAATATGATACAATGGCAGATTCTTGTGTTACGAATAAAAGAGTGTGTGCAGTTGGACAAGGATCTCCAGAAGCTATTGCTAATGGGGTAGGTACTAGATCAACAAATTGGCGAGTAAACATTACACATTCCGTAACTACCGAATTTACTTCGGCATTAGCAGCAAGGTATTTCTTTAATGCAGGCGGACAAATTAGATTCAGTGGAAGTAGAGTAGGAACTGCAGCATCTACTAAAGATACTAGCTGGACTAATCTGTTACAACAACAAGGCACAGTATTTATGGACTATACTGGAACAGGCCAAGCAATTGCTGGCACTCCTTCTAATTCATTTGGTACTTCAACTAGTATAGGTTTTTTTGATCTAACAACTTCTAATCAACAAATTTATATTAAAAATGCCACTGCTGGTACGTATGCTGAAAATTATTATCGCGTATTAGCTAAACTTAATACAGCATTTGGATCTGGAACAGAACCTACATCTATTATATTCACCATAGAATTTACTGATGCAGATACTGGTGATCAAACCGGCCTTGGAGCACCTGTCGACGAATTCGTTACAGGTACATTGACCAGTACTGTATCTATGTTTAGACCATCAGGTAGTAACGTATCCGTTACTGGTCCGACCATCGCTTCCCCAACTTTCAGCGGCTCATAAATTTTCTAACCCAGTAGATCGTTGCATAATTACAGTATAGATTGTAATTATGGAGTATCTACATGAATGAGCAAGTTACTAAGGCCTTCAATATAGCCAACTTAATGGCTACTATGGCCAATCAAAAACGTATTTTAAAAGAAGAATTTGAACAAACACTGTTTTATTTTCATAACGGTGGCACATTTCAAGCTACTCCTGTATTAATTTCCTATGTTCAAAGTCTAAAATTATTAGAGTTAGAAGAAACTGTAATAGTTGATAGTAATGGAATTCCAATTCTTGTAAAAAGTCTTTCTAACTTTTTAGAACAACTATTAGATTGTCATGTACGAGCTAATAATTTGTATTTTACAAAATACGAAGATTTAAAAAAATCTAGATCTGTAGAAAGTATCCTAGCATAATGACACAGGGAGTTTTAATTTTTGCATTTAACAGTGAGTTCAATTATCAAGAACTTGCACTGGCAGCAGCTAAACGAGTCAAAGAACATTTACAGTTACCAGTTAGTTTGGTAACTGATGCAACGACCTTGCTACCAGAAATATTTACATCCGTATTTGATAAAATAATTTTTTCTCAAGATACTTCTACACAAACTAAAACCTTTTTTGATGGTGCTATTGCATCAAATGTTTACGTTTGGAAAAATGCAAATCGATATCAAAGTTATGATCTAACTCCGTACGATGAAACACTAGTTATTGACGCAGATTATCTTGTTAACAGTAATTTTTTATTAAATTGTTTTAAGTTAGAAAAAGATTTTTTAATTTACAAAGACTCATATGACTTAACAGGATGGAGAACAGGTAACGAGTTCAAATATGTAAATCAACATTCTATACCATTTTACTGGGCAACAGTGTTATATTTTAAGAAAACACCCAATACTCGTATACTGTTCGATCTAGTTGATTTCATACGACAAAACTGGAACTACTATAGATTAATCTATCAAATTCCTGAAAAGAAATTTAGAAACGATTATGCATTTAGCATTTCGTTACATATCTTAAATGGTTATGTTACCGATAATGTTGACACAATTCCTGGAAGAATGTATTATGTTACAGATAAGGATATTCTAATTGCCGCAACACCCACATCCTGCACTTTGTTAGTTGAAAAAGAACATGCAATGGGTGAATATACTGCCTTGAAAATTTCCGATGTTGATGTGCATGTAATGAACAAGCACAGTATTTTAAGGGTGTTGAATGACTAAGGGACATTTAATTTTTGCACAAAATTCTGATATTGATTATGTTAGACAAGCCTATGCATTAGCATTGTCAATTAAACAACATAATAAAATAAACAACGTTTGTTTAATGACAAATGATTCAGTGCCGTTTGAATATACAAAAGCATTTGATCACATAGTTTCAATTCCATGGGGAGATGCTGCCGAAAAATCTGAATGGAAAATTGAAAACAGATGGAAGATAATTTATGCAAGCCCTTATCAGGAAACACTAGTTTACGATTCAGACATGCTAGTATGTTCTTCTAATGATCACTGGTGGGACTATTTAGAAAATAAAAATATTGCATTAGCCGGAAATGTACAAACATACAAAGGCGAAATTGTGACTAACAATTTTTATAGAAAATCTTTTGTTGAAAACAATCTACCAGATTTGTATTTTGGAATACATTACATTAAAAAAAATAAAAGATCTTATGAATTTTACAAATGGTTAGAAATTATTGTAAAAAACTGGAAACAATACTACAGCATTTATACTCCTAATAATCCTCAAAAGTTTTGTAGTATGGATGTATCATCGGCCATTGCAGCAACAATATTAGATGCCAAAGAAGAATTTGGCACAGGTAATCCTTTAACTTTTACGCATATGAAGCCGGCAATACAAAACTGGCATGATATTCCAGATACATGGCAATCGGCAACTACTATGCAGTTTACTGATCATGCCGATCTTAAAATATCAAATTTTTTACAAACAGGTGTTTTTCATTACACTGAGAATGATTTTCTTACTGACGATATTATAAAAAAATTAGAGGCTGTATATGAATCAAGGTATTGAAGGCATTGACTTTATAAGTGAAGAAGACCGCTTGCGTACAAACACAATGTTTTCTGCTCCTAATATGTTTTATGTATATTATGACGAAAACAATAACATATATTCAATTACAAATGAAAAAAAAGAGTCTGGAAACTTTGTTGAAACTACTGAAGCTTTAGTTAAAGATTTCCTTGAAGGTAAAAAAGATTATAAAAATTTTAAAGTTAAAGGTAGTAGAAATAAACAATTTGTTGAAAACACTGTGCATGTTAAATCTGTTTATAAAGATTTTTCTGTAATAACAGCTTGTGAAACTACTCCTGAGTTAGCAGTATCTATTAAAGACAAAAAAATAGTTTTTAAAATTAATCCTGACATTACAGGATATAGCGGAAACTTACAATTTTTTATTGTTGATAAAAACGATTATAATTGGTTATTTGAAACTTTAGAGGTAAGTTTAGAAGACATTCAACTGCATGGAATTGTTGAAAAATCTTTAAATTATAACTTTGAAAATATTGCCATACTTACTAAGAACTTTTTTAATTCTTATGGAATAGTAAATGACTAAAAAAATTAAATTAATAGACTATGATGTTGTTTATCTAAGCTATGACGAACCCAATGCTGAAAAAAATTATGCCGACTTGCTAACAAAGATTCCTTGGGCAAAACGTGTTCACGGTGTTGACGGCAGTGACAGCGCACACAAGGCCTGTGCAAGACTTGCAGAAACAGACCGTGTTACTATTATTGATGGTGACAATATTATTAAGCCTGAATTAATTCAACAGTCTGTTGAATTTGTTGACGAAGTAGACCTGTCTAAATCTGTTCTATCATATGCGGCAGAAAACATTATTAATGGTTTACAATACGGTAATGGTGGAATTAAGAACTGGGATAGAGAATTAGTGCTAAACATGAAGACTCATGAAAATGCTGATCCTACAAATGATAAAACTCAAGTAGATTTTTGTTGGGATATAAACTATCTACAGTTAAAAAGCTGTATGAGTTATGTACATAATAACGCTACTCCCCAGCAGGCGTGGCGAGCAGGATTCCGCGAAGGTGTAAAAATGAGTTTACTTGAAGGTAGCAAGCCTTCAAAAGATTTACCATTTGACAAACAAATTCACTGGAAGAATTATCATAGACTAGTAACATGGATGAATGTTGGCGCAGATGTTGAACACGGTATTTGGGCCATGTACGGTGCTAGATTGGGTTGCTGGATGACTAATCTTAAAGATGATTGGGATCATACTAATGTACGAGATTTTAAGTATCTCAATAGTCTATGGAATACTTTAGAAACAAGTGTTGACTTTGACTTGTCTGCAGAAATGTTAGAATTAGGTACACAGCTAAGAGATCAGTTAGGCATACTTACAGGACCTAGCATATTAGATGCTGATCAAAGTAAATTTTTTAAAGCATTATACACAAATCCTCCTCGTATGAAAAATAACTGGGTTATAGAGTAATGTACGATATTGTTTTTATAAGTTATAATGAACCTAATGCTGATGAAAACTGGCAAAGATTAGCGTCTAGATTTCCCTTGGCTAAACGTGTGCATGGAGTTAAAGGCATCCATCGAGCACATATAATGGCTGCAAAAAAATGTTTCACACATATGTTTTGGGTTGTAGATGGTGATGCAGTAATACTTGATACTTTTGATTTTAGTTATAAAACTAAATTGTTAGACACTGTGCATGTATGGAGAAGTATCAATCCTATAAATGATTTAGAATATGGAAATGGCGGAGTAAAGTTATTACCTAGAAGTATGACAATTAATATGGATGTTACAAAGCCAGATATGACAACTAGTATTAGTGAAAAGTTTAAACCAGTTTTAGAAGTTAGCAATATTACAGCATTTAACAGTGATCCTTTTAACACTTGGAAGAGTGCATTTAGAGAATGTTGTAAATTATCAAGTAAAATAATTGATAGACAAAAATCAGATGAAACTCAGCAAAGATTAACTGCATGGTGTACTAAAGGTGCAGATAGAATTTACGGAGACTATGCATTAGCAGGTGCTAAAGCAGGAGCATTATATGGAACTAACAATTCAAATAATGTTGACGCATTAAAAATGATCAATGATTTTGAATGGTTAGAGAAACAATATGGAAAATAAAAACGATGCAGTTGAGTTATTATTTGGATTAGAAACTTATTGTGAGTTTTTAAAAAAAGGAGAAGACAGGGCGTTTATACATGATATCATTAATGTCTTAAGAGCAGAAAACGTTAATGAGTCTATGCTTAATTATTGTCTTAAGCGACTTAACAGAGACGAGTTGTTTAGTTCAATTAACTCCTTTTCTAAAAATAATGATATACAACCGATTAAAGACGGGTTAAGCAGAAGTCAAATTCGAAGTAAAATATGGCTTATAGAAGAACTATCTAAATTAGGAATTAAATATTCCAATATTGTAATTATGGGAGGCTGGTTTGGTCAGCTAGTTAGTATATATGATAAAATATTAAAATTTGACAAAATTAGAATTTTAGATCTTGAAAAATCTTTTTGTGAAGCTAGCGATTATACATTTAATTTAAAGTATCTTGAAAATTATAAAGTTAAAGCTGTGTGTGCAGATATAAACAAATTAACATTGCACAAAAACGGATACGAATGGCCTGTTACTAATTTTAAAGAAAACACAGAATATGTAGAAAAATTTGTACCTGACCTAATTATTAACACAAGTGCAGAGCACATGAGCGAAGATTGGTTTCATCAGATTAGATTTAAAGAACTAGAATCTAATCCTATTGTGGCAATACACAGCAATAATATGTTTGATGGTGAAGGCCATATTAATTGTGTGCATAGCGTTAACCATATGAAAAAGAAGTTTCCAATGAACGAAATTTTATTTGAAGGTGAGCTTCAACTTAAAGGGTATAAGCGAGTAATGCTTATAGGAAGACCATGATAGACAATCTTGAATTACGAGACTTACAAAAAGAAGCAGCTAGAGCATTAACAGTTATGGAAGCTACAAATAACAACATCTACAAGTATAATGTTCAAGCCTATCATAACAGTCAAAATTGGTATCGAGCTGTTATTAAAGACTATGTAGAAAAGTACGGAGACCTTCCTAGTCGTGTTGGCCCTGCAAAAGAAATAAAATTAGTGATGGAATAATGTTATACACATATAATGAAATTAAGGCAGTACACTTAGAAATTACAGATAACTGTAATGCAGCCTGTCCTATGTGCGCTCGTAACATTAATGGCGGTCAAGAAAATCCACAACTTCCGGGTACTGAACTATTCATAGAAGATATTAAACGTATATTTGAACCTAACTTTATAGCACAGTTAGATCGTATGTACATGTGTGGAAACTATGGTGATCCAATTGTTGCAAGAGATACATTAGAAGCCTTTGCTTATTTTAGAGAACATAATCCTAAAATGAATCTCAGCATGATGACAAACGGGTCGGCTAAGAAGCCTGAGTGGTGGAAAACACTTGCACAAGTATTAGGCCCTAAAGGATACGTTACTTTTAGTATAGACGGATTAGAAGATACTAATCATCTATATAGACAAAATACCGTTTGGTCTAAAATTATGGAAAATGCATCTGCATTTATTGCAGCCGGCGGCAGAGCACGTTGGGATTATATTGTATTTGCACATAACGAACACCAAGTAGATGCTGCAGAAGCATTGTCAAAATCTATGGGGTTTGAACGATTTCAATTTAAAAAGTCTGCTAGATTTTTTAGTAATGCCAGCGGTGTTACTAAAGAAATGCATCAAGCTGCTAATCGTAAAGGAATCGCAACTACATTATTACAAGCACCTGCTAATCCTAAATATCGAAATGCTGCTTTAGAAGAACTCAGTAAGATTGCCAAATCAGAAGCCCCTATTAAATTTTTACCAAGTAAGCAAGAAGATTTAGCAGGGTATATTTTTCCACAAGTCTTCCATAAAGACACTGAAAAGAAAAAACCAATGGAAAAATATTGGGATGAAGTTCCAATCAAATGTAAAGTAGCAGAAGAAAAAAGTCTTTATATTTCAGCAGAAGGTATTGTGCAACCTTGTTGTTGGACAGCTGGACAAATGTATGTTTGGTACTGGACTCCTAAAGGTGGACAAATATGGAACTTGATAGAACAAGTTGGCAAGGACAACCTCAATGCTACTAAATTAAATTTAGAAAGTATTGTAAATGGTAAATTTATGCAAGACCTTATTCCTAATAGTTGGAAAAAATCTAGTTGCGCAGATGGCAAACTTGCTGTATGTGCAAAAACTTGCGGCACAAAATATGACGCATTTGAGGAACAATTTAAATAATGAATAATTACCCTTCTAAAACATGGTGTATCCTTCCTTGGGTACATCTTAGCACACGCCCTGACGGTAGTATGCGAGTATGTTGCACGGCTAATGCTAGCGGTGTCGCCGCCACTAACGAAGAAAAAGTAGGCGGATCACAAGTTGGAGTACTTAAAAACGATGAAGGTTTACCTAGTAATCTCAACAACACAGACTTTCAAACAGCCTGGAATAGCAACTACATGAAGAATGTTCGTAAGCAGATGCTTGCAGGAGAACAACCGCCTAGCTGCACTAAATGCTACAAAGAAGAAGCAGCGGGACATAACAGTAAAAGAATGTGGGAAACTGAGTATTGGAGACAGCGTGTTGATGTAGACAAGTTGATTAATGAAACTAACGAAGACGGCAGTGTTCCTCCACAATTAGCCTACATTGATTTGCGTTTTGGGACTAAGTGCCAACTAGCCTGCATCATGTGCAGTCCCCATGACAGCAGTGGCTGGATCAAAGATTGGCAGAAAGTATTTCCTACATTAGAAAATGAGGGAGTCAAAAAAATATGGCAATGGGATAATAAAGGCAGCATCAACGGCAGCAGTTATAATTGGCACAAACAAAATCCTGTGTTCTGGCAGCAGTTCTATGAACAAATTCCCCACATGCAACAGGTCTACTTTGCCGGAGGAGAACCGCTGATCATTGACGAACATTACGAAATTCTTGAAGAAATTATTCGTCAAGGTCGTGCTAAAGATATTGAGATACGTTACAACAGCAATGGAGTTGAATGGCGTGAAGACCTATTTGAGTTATGGAGTCATTTTAAGATTGTGCGCTTTCATTATAGTGTGGACAGTATAGGGTCAATGAATGAGTACATACGTTATCCTAGCAAGTGGGAAAGAACTACAGAAGTGTTTAAAATTTTAGATGAGCAAACACCTGACAATGTAGAAGTTACTATAGCTTGTGCAGTTAATGCATTAAATATCTATTATATTCCAGATTTTTTACGTTGGAAATTACAACAGAATTTTAAGAAAATTAATATGTGGCCATTAGGCGCAGGTGGTATTAACTATCATTTTGTATACTGGCCTGCATTTTTAAATGTAAAAGTACTGCCACAGTGGTTTAAAGATACGTGTGAAAAGAAATATGAAGAATTTATACCATGGTTTGAAGAAAACTGGGAACTATGTTTATCTGAAAAAAGCAAGGGTAAGGTTTCTAAAGAACAGTGGTTGAATAATCAATATGGTGTAAAAAGATTAAGAGGCATGATCAGTTTCATGAAGTCAGAAGATTGGAGTGGAAGATTGCTAGAAATGAAAGATTATTTAGAAAAAATTGATGCACAAAGAGACATAAGTTTTTATACTACTTTTTCCGAAATGTCTGACATCTTTAAATAAATTAGGAGAATTAAAATGTATATTTCAATACACGGTGACCAAAAGAACATACAACCTGTTCGTCAAGAAATCGAAAAAATTAAAAGTGCGTGGGCAGATAATACACAACAGTATGAATCTTACATGCCGGACCTAACTAGTGATGATGCAATGGATTCTATGCGTAGACATTTTGAACCTGCTGTTTGTCACGATATTATGTTTGATGCAGACGAATTATCTTGGATGTACGCATTTGCATTTGCTGGATGCCATAATGTAAGGCATAATGCAAACGGCACTATTTTTGCCAGCGGTAATTTAGATATTGTTGCTACTAAATTTTTAGATAAGTTAGAACAAATTGTCCCGGGTTGTAGTAAAAGCCCAGCAGTTGGCGGGAATTTTTTAATTACACCTAGCCAATATGGGTTACATAATGATAGTACCCGCAGAACTGATTGGGAAAATAGTTTAAGAAAAATTCCTGAGAATCATGAACAACGAAAATTTACGCCATGGAGAAATGTTCTTATTCCTATGTGGATAGGTAACAGCCCAGATACAGTAAGTCACGGTGTATTTTTTCATCAGAGACATTGTGATTTTGCACATGTTTATAATCATGCTAGTAGTGCGCCTCCTCCTGCAACTACATATCCTATTTGCAGTGATCATACGACAGTTGATTTTTACAACAATGATGGTAGTTTAATCCCGAGAGAATTAAACTCAGTACAGTATGATGAAGCACACTATAAGCAATATCTTAGTTATACTCCTAGAGCTAGACTAACAGGATTAACACCAGAATTAACAGGTGAATGGCGCCCCGGTGCTCCCTATGTGTTTGATGCAGTTCAGCTACATGCAACTAATAAAGGTACTAATCCCGGACAGCAATGGGCTGTAAAAATGGGTCTGCTATTAACATTTTTAAAAGAGATAGAATGAAATCAAATACATTTTGTACAGTTCCTTGGAATAGCCTTGCTACTAATGCATCTGGGGTATATAGAGTTTGTTGTAACAGTACTCCGGGAAAAAATGTTATTAAAGATACTCAAGGCAACTCTTTAAAAATTTTTAAAAACAAACCTAGTGAAGTTTGGAATAGTCCAACATATCAACAGATAAGACAAGAAATGCTTTCTGGTACTAGACCAGAAATGTGTGTTCGGTGTTTTAAAGAAGAAGACACTGGAGTTGAGTCTGCTAGATTAAACTACAATAAAAGATGGTACGACGAATCTAAAGAGTATGCAGTAGATGCAGTTCTCGATATTGAATATATAGATTTAAGATTAGGTAATTTATGCAATTTAAAATGCAGAATGTGTAATCCTTATGCAAGTAATCAATGGATAGAAGAATGGAATTCTGTAGTTGTAAAAGCAGAGCTAGTACCGAATACAAAAATAAACATTGAAGAAGAAAATAGACTTAAAAAATTAACGTGGCCAACGGACACTAAAACTTGGGATAGTGTTTCAGAAATTGCAAATACAATTGAAGAAATCTATCTTACAGGCGGTGAGCCTACACTTGCAATAGAACAATATAAGTTATTTGACATCTTAATTGACAAAGGTTTTGCAAAAAATATTAAATTAAAATATAATACCAATCTTACAAATATTCCAAAAAAGATGATAGAATATTGGTCTAGTTTTAAACAAGTTCAATTAAATGCATCTATAGATGCGCACGGAGAGTTAAACAAATATATTCGATATCCGACAGCATGGTCTATGGTTGAAAAGAATATAGATCAATTTTTAAACATGCCGAATGTTGTTGTGCAAATACATTGTACTATACAGACTTACAATATTTTGCATTTAGATAAACTATTTGAATGGATAGATACTACGTGTAAATTAAAACCCTACTTAAATATATTGAATCACCCACGCTCACTAAATATACAAGTACTACCAACAGCACTAAAAGAATTAGCTAAACAACGATTGGAACCTTTTTTAGATTGGCCAAAAGTTAAAGACATGATTAATTACATGTTTGCAGAAGATAATACAAAATACCTACAAGAGTTTTTTGATTATACAGCTGAACTTGATAGGCTTAGAGAACAAGACTTTTTTGTGTACGTACCTGAGTTAAGACCATATAAAGGAAATTAAAAATGGAATGGCAACAAATTTTAGAAAGCAGATCAACTACATATGCCTGGGAAGACACTGTACCATCAAAGCAGTTAATTGATGAAATAATTCAAGAACTGCATGATCATTGTCCTAGTAAGCAGCGTAAAGTTCCTTATTACATTGATGTGATTGACAATACTGATCCTAATGTAAGACCTAATGCCCATGACATTTTATTAAAAAATAAATCTTTTGCAGTTGAACAAGTAGTTGCATTTGTATCTCAACATGCCCGAACTGCTGAAGGATTGTATTCTGGATATCAGTATGATTCGGCAAAATGTACTAGAGATGTTGGATATGTAATTGATGGTTATCTTAATGATTTAAGATATGACACTAACGAACAAACTTTAAAAATAGGTAATAGATACTGGAAGAACGGTGTTTCTAGAGTTAGACAGTTTGCAGAAATTGATGCTCATAATTATCTAAAAGATTTAATAGCTAATTATATACTTCCACAAATCGCCGCCCCCACTAATCAAAGTGTTGCATTACAAATAATTGATAATACTAACTCTTCAGAAGAAGGTTCAGTAGATCATTTTAATTTGTGTGCAACTGAATTTATTAATATTGTACAAACAGGTCCGTCAACTGCTACTCCTCTTACAGGAGTTCCTAGATTAAGATTTAAAATTTTTGAAACAGCTGATCGCAAGGCTAAAGGAAAAATGGACGATATTAGGAATCCTCAATTGTTAGCACCGTGGATACTTGCATTCTCTTTTAGATTTTTAGATGACGACGGCATCAATCTTAATCACGAAATGAAAAATGCAACTTATAACAAACAAGTAATGCAAAATGAAATTGGTATTGCAAGTATGTTTGCTATGCTCAGTGCTCATGCTAAGGGATTAGATACTGGATTTTGTGCTTGTATTCAAGACCATCCAGGTATTTCTAAAATGTTAGGCCATGACATTGAAAATGAAGTAATAGTTTTTATGGGAATCGGGCATAAAAAACAAGGAGCAACACAGTATTATAGTCCGTTAATACACAAAATGGTAGGCATCCCTAACAAAGATGTTGACAACAAACCAGAACTTTCTACATATGTAAGGTACCACTTAGGACTATGACAAAACATCTTGCTTGCAGTAAAATGTGGACTGACATCAATGTTAATGTCCCAACAAAAGAAATAAAAAATTGTTGTAAAAGAGAACCGCAAATGCTTTCTCCTGATGAGATTACATCTTATGGCAGAAACGTATTTGTGAAAAATAGAGAATTGTTGGAAGATAAAAAATACTTTATAGAAAACAATGATTTTCCTAAAACTTGCAGCCATTGTAAACACTCCCACCCGGCTAGTATTTGGCAAAACTGGAACGAATGGAAATATAGAGAATGGTCACCGGTTGCACTTGATAGTTTAATGGATTCTGACTTTACAAGAAACGTTGAAATAATGTTAAGTACAACTTGCAATCAAACATGCATGTATTGTACAGAACAAGTAAGTAGTGAATGGGCTAAACTTAAAGGTACAATTCCTATAGTAGATACTGCGTGGAAAGATGCTACTTTACAAGCGTTATATGAGTATATAGAATGTAAATTAACATTTGATTTTACTCCGTTAACTTATAATTTTTTAGGCGGCGAGCCTTTTCTAGAATTAGAAACTTTTGATATTATGGAAAAGATTATTTCTATCCATGATAAAACATGGGGAAAACATAGTTCTCGATATATTTCTTTTAAGTTTACATCTAATTTAAATGTTAAGAAGCGAACAATTGAAAAATTTCTTGAATATGTTAAAGCACATCCTAGATATAAATTTTCTGTAGCATTCAGTTTAGATGCATTGGGTACTATAGGTGAAGAAATAAGAGATGGATTAGATTTTTCAAGATTTGAAGAAAACTTACGACTTTTAATGACAGAACCTAGACTACATAGACTTGATCTATTGCCTACATTAAGCTGTTTAAATGTACAACATTACCATGAAGTTTTGCAATGGTTTATCGACCTAGCAAAAGAATATAAGCCAGTTTCGGAGTATGGTAATACTTGGCAAATTGGTACTAATTTAGTTACCTGGCCTTTTGAATTAATGCCAGCATTGTTGCCCACTCATTATTCTACTTACTTAGATAAAGCAGCAGAAGTAATGCGCCAACTTCCTAATTCTAGTTATAGAGAACAGCAGATAAATTATTTAAACAGAATTAAAGTGCATGTAATAGGCAAGCAGAGAAATAAAATTAAAATAGATGATGCTATTAGATGGTTTGAAGAACAAGGCCGCCTAAAAAATAAAAATTACTGGGAAATATTTCCTGATCTTAAAAACATTTTAAATTATGAAAATCTTAATGACCGGGAACCCACAGACGGGAATAGCTAAAGAAATACATGCTCTATATCCAGATGCAACATTTGTTAGTAGAATTAATGGATATGATTTAACGTCACAAGAAGGCCAGCAACGATTATCTAAGCTAGTCCTTGATTATGATGTAATTATAAACAATTCTGCATTATGGAAATTTAATCAAACGGTCTTACTTGATCAAATTTATAAATCTTGTATTGACAATAAACATTACCCTCATATTATTTGCGTAGGATCAACAACCGATCGTGTAAAAAAAGGCGGTGCTTGGTTGTACAATGCAGAAAAAAAAGCTCTTAGAGATTATTGCAACACACTAGGAATAAATGGTGTTTGGGGGACTGCTCCTAAAATAACATTAATAAGTTTTGGAAGTTTATCTAATGTACAACATAAGCACCCTGACAGAACCTGCATGCCTATTAGTAAAACAGCTGAATATATTAAATGGCTAATTGATCAACCTAAAGATATTTGTATTAACGAAATAAGTATTGATATAAAACAGGAATTGACTAAATGAAAATAGGAATCTATGGAGATAGTTTTGGTGATGATAACTCACAATGGCCACATAGATTTAATGATGTAGGCCCAGGCTGGACACAATTGCTAGGAATGACTGGACATAATAGTGTTTCAAATTATGCTGAAGGTGGTGCTTCACTATTTTACAGCTTTAATCAATTTAAGGATACTCATGCCGAACACGACAGAATTATCTTTATGATTACAAGCCCTGGTAGACTAACAATAGAAATTGAAGATTTTTCTAATCTAGCACGTAGTCAAAAACACCATCCTAACTACGATCAAGTAGTAAGATGGAAAAAAGAATTACTTCGATTAAATCCGCATTCTCATGGAATTACTCAATTAACTGCTATTGAAAATTATTTTCTATTAGTAAAAAACGATGAGTATGATCAAGACTCTCATTGGTTAATGGTAGATGCTATAAAAAAAATTAGACCCGATACTGTTATTATACCTTGTTTCCACAATAGTATACCTAATTTAACACATAAAGCAATGTGTGAAATAGGTCACATGGAACTAGAATATCTATGTAATAATACATATTTAAAACTATATCATAAAATACATTCTACAAGAGTTGATGCTAGAAAATGTCATATGAGTGAAGAAAACAATTTTATATTCTATCGCAAAATGTTAAAATTTTTATCTGGAGAACCAGTACATTTAGACATTAATGATTTTGTTAAGCCACCTATGAAATTAGATCACTACTGGAGACCAAAAACACTATGACCACTCTTGCTATTTTTGGAGATAGTTTTGCCCATGATACTAGTCCCCAATGGGATATTGAATGGGCAGATATAGGGCATTCGTGGATAGATCATATACGAAATACTACTAACTATCAAATAACAAATTTTGCTAGTTCTGCTACAAGCACATATTGGTCAAAAAAACTATTTGACCAACATTATAAAAATTTTGATAAGATAATTTTTGTAGTAACTTTTCCTTGTCGCAGAATCACTTTTGATAAATTACCAGACGGATGTAATGAAATTAATAAGACATTTTATAACTTGTCTTCAGTTTTTTCTATTATAGAAGATAAGAAAAAATTTAATAATTATAATTTAATAGAAAAAAACTTTTTAATGGCAGTTAGGGACTACTACCTATACATACAGAATGATCAATTTGATCATACTATACATTCATTAATCTTAGATGACATTAAAGAAAAAAGACCAGATAGTGTGTTAATTCCTGCATTTCCTAGTTCTATTCCTAGTCTAGATACGGCAGGGTCTTCGACATTATTAGATATCTCACAAAAAGACACATTATATTTTGGATTAGGAGAAAATATGCCAAACTCTCCTGAATTACACGATGCTAGAAAATGCCATATGAATGAAGAGAATCACAAAATACTAGCAGATCAAATATTAAAATTTTTGCAAGGTGACTCAGTTTACTTAAATAAAAATGATTTTGTAAATCCAGTTAGAGATCGCACTCATTATTTTAGAAAAAGACTTTGGTAATATTATTTTAGAAAATTTTAATTATGAAAATAGCAATATTTGGTGATAGCTTTGGAGACGATCATATAAACTGGAAAGATAAAAATAGATGGTTAGATGTTGGGCCTAGCTGGATTGATTACTTACGACAATTTCACAATGTGGATAACTTTTGTGGAGGCGGAGCTAGTTTATATTTTTCTAAAAGAATATTTGATAAAACAGATCTGTCTAAGTATGATAAAGTAATTTTTTTAATAACTAATTCTTGCAGAAGATTTGCTCATATGCCAGGCGATCATGAAGAATTTGGTAGTAATTGGAATCCTTCGAATACTCAATATATGTTAGAAAAACAAAAACATTCTCCGGAAAAATTAGCACATTTAACTGCAATGGATATGTTTTTTAAGTATACTTATAACGAATCTGATGAACATTTTCATCAACTAATGATAGATGATATTAAACGTAAATGTCCTATTGGATTTATAATTGAGGTAGCCTATGGCTCTGTAATAGGCGGTGTTAGTGAATTAGAACTTGAATATTTTAACAAACAACAATTTCATGAAATAGAGGGATTCCAAGATGCTAGAAAATGCCATATGAGCGAAGAAAACAATTTAATTTTAGGAAAACATATGCATCATTGTATTATAAATGACATATATCCCACACTTGATAAAAGTATGTTTATTAATCCCACTCAACCATTTGAGTATTATTTTAGAAAAAGTTAATTATGAATGACCTAAGTTGGAGTGCCTATGACTTCACACAAATTCCCTACAATGATATTGTTCGTGTTGGACAGCGTACAATGTTGTACAAAGACCTATTTACAGTTAGTTGGTTGTTGGGCAGATACTGCAATTACCGTTGTAGCTACTGTTGGCCATATGCACGAAGCGACAGCAAGGACCATAGACCAACTGAACTGTGTTTAAAGACAATAGACGAAATCAAACGACAAGCTAGAGAACGTAATTTTAATAGTTTCCATTTTAGTCTTAGTGGAGGAGAGCCTACTTTCCATCCTGGTTACATTGACATCCTTAATTACCTAAACGATGATGTAGATAACACAAACTATACTAGTGTGCATATGACTAGCAATATGAGTCGACCACTTAAATGGTTTGAAGAGAAGTATTGCCCTGCCGTTAGCAAGTTTCATCGTGCTAGTATTACAGCAAGTCTACATACTGAACATGTAGACACACCCGAAAAGATGCAAGAGTTTGCAAATAAATTAATTTTATGTCAACAGCATGATGTGCAGATAACCATTAACATGGTTATGGTTCCCAAATGGTTTGAACGTGATTTTGATAACGCATTGTTCTTTCACAATCAAGGTATCAACGTTACACTAAAGCCGCAGAGTGATCCTACTGCCAGTCGTGTTGTAGATGGATATACTGACGAAATGTTAAAGCGTCTGCACAACGGAATGCCACAACGAGCATTTACTGAGACAAAATCCGCACTCGCCAAACTGGTAAAACGACCTGAACCTAAGTTTTTTAAAACTCCTGATCCTATATACCAAGAAGCACAGAGTAAAGTACCACAACACTTTCAAGTAGAGTTTAGAGACAGTGAACACAAAATTTGGTATATAGATCAAGCAGAACGTTTTAATGCTTTTAATTTTAACAAATTTAAAGATTGGGAATGTTCAAGTGGTTATAGAGGAATTATTATTCGTGAACCCGACGGCAGCATTAAACGTAGCTACAGTTGTGGAGATGCTCCTCTAGGAAACATTGAGACAGGATTTAAACTATTTGATGGTCCTAAACCCTGTATCAGCGAAAGCTGTGTTAGTAGTGCCGACAGTAAAATACCCAAGAGAGCGCCCGGAACAAAGTTACCTCTGTGGCCGGGCGATACAACTTTTGAAAATTAACGATCTAACGGAAAAATTTCTGCAATAATTTTAGCACAAGCTAACGCAATTTCCATATGTTCTTTTTGTGTACCGTTTTCTTTACGTAGATCAATATAGTGTATCCAACTACGTAATGTACCATTCATATACATACGACTAATTGTAAGACCTTCTGGAAGAACAGCACGAGCCTGTTCTTTGGCAATACCATTCTTAATAGCCCAAGAATACTCTTGTTTAACTGAAAATAACACCCGCCGTTGTGCCCTTTCCCATTCAACAGCTAATAGTTTTTGTTTTTCATCATTCATGTCCAACTCAACACTATTTTGCCTATTCTTTGTATCTTGAAATCTTGCTTCGCGTAATACAAACGCTTCATCTAACTCTGCTGTAGGATCAGCGTAGCGTTGGCTAAACTCTTGGAAGCTAAAACTACGATGACGTAAAATTTGTCGAGCAATGTCGCGTGTAGTTTTAATTTCAATACAGGCACTGACCATTTCAAGTGGCGACCAGTGTTGATGCTTAATCAAATACTTAATTAGTTTTTCACTAGTTTCTGTATTAAATTGATTAGCAGGATTACTAACTCTAGCACAGTATGCAACAAGGTCTAGTGCATCTGTAATATTCTGTTGGCGGAACTCATCTGTTGGTTGTGAGTATGATACAAGTTTAACTTTCATCTAAGCTGTCTTTTCTTTAAAAATCTGTTTGTATGTTTAATCATGTCTTTTTTAACTCTTTCTGTATCTAATTTAAAATCGACATTGTCTATTTCGCTTTCGTATGAGGAAAGCATATCTTTGAGACTTGTTTCAAACGAGTCCCAATCACTTTGTGCCTGCTTTGCTCTCATATTAATTTCCCACACTTTACCATTCTTGAATTTAATCGTAATGGAATCTAAGTATTTTAGTGGAACTACGTTTAGTGTAATTTCGCCAAATACTTCAGGCCAGTGTTCTACTACATCGGTGGGAAACTTCTTTCCCTTGTTCACTCTTTAATTGCTGTTTTTTTCTTTGTAGGAGATAAATCTTCGGCCTTTCTACGCATTTCCGCAGCCTGCTTACTTAATTTATCAGCTTGACTACGATAGAATTTAGCGACATCATCTGGAGTACCAGACGGTACTGTTAGTACCTGTTCTGCGTCATTAACACTTGCACTAGTTGTTCTACCTTGATCAATTACTGGATCTGTGCTGATGTCTTTAGGACTAATATCTTTAGCAGTGGCAATTTCTTTAATTTCGCTTTTTGCGTTACCATCTGTAACAGCTAGATCTTGAACACTTATTCCTTGTTGTTCTGCAATCATTTGATTTAATTCAGATAACAAAATCGCCACAGAATTATTTGGTAGCATTTCAACCATGTCAGTAGGAACTTTAACTAAGTTTCCTTTTGCATGGAGACTAGGCAACATTGTACTACCGTCGGAGAAAACAGCACGAGCTAGTACTTCAGCAAATTCATTTGCATTTTGTGCAGCCGGCGATTCGACTAGATTAATTAATGAATCATGATAGCTGTCTGACAAATTTTCTGTTTGTACAATTAGACAATTGAATGCATCGTTAGGCAACGTTCTAAAAACCACAAGACATTTTCTGCCATTAGTTTTAATACGACCTACGTGTTTTAAATTTACAGCCATATTAGGCTCCTTGTTTTGTTTGTTTTGACACTGTTTCTAAAAATGAAAATAGCTTTTGATAAGTTTGTCCGACAGCTACCATTTCATTTGGTTTAAATGCACCCCGTGAACTAGCAATATCAATGATAGTTTTAAGAGCATTGAGGTCATTAACAGTTAAATCTGCAGATTCCTGTTGCTCGGGTGCAGGTGCAGGTTGTGCCGCTGGCATTGGTGTTTTAGTTTCTTCAGTCATACGATCTCCTTAAATGATTATATATGTATATTAATTATCTATTAGATTAAATGTGGGCATGCAAGTTTGAAGAAACTAAGTTCTTTTTCTTGCTCAAACCCTATCTTTGTAACATAGACTACAGTATTATCAACAAGGTCTACAGCTTGACCTATATAATATCTACTATTTAAATTGGTGTAAATCCAAGAATCTATATTTTTATGAAATGTAGGAGTATATTTAGGCAACAACGTATAATGGAAATGAAACGCTGGAAATGAGACCTTTCTCAAATCCAGCGCATTAAGGGGGTTAACCTTACCGGTTTTTAAACTCATTAATTCTTAAACTCGTAGTATGCGTGAGCACCAAACGGAGGTACAACTGTATTGTTACCGTGTATTACAAAGAATGTGTCACAGTAGTTCTCATCGCCCCAAGAGCCATATGGGTATCCATCTGTAAACATGATAAACTTCTTAGGCATAATATCATGTTGTTTCATGTAGTCCCAGTTGGCATCAAATTCTGTACCACCGCCACCTTTAACTTCATATTCCATAATGTCTTCGCCGTAGCCGTCAAAGTCTTGTTCGTTGTAGACTTTAGTATCAAAACACCACAGTTTAATCTTGTACTCTTTGTACTCGTCCATAATGCCTTTAATTTCGCTAATAAAATCTTTAGCTTGGTCATCACCAATAGAGCCAGACATGTCAATGCCAATACAAATATCAATAGTCTCGTCGTAGTTAGTACCGGGCAAAATAGCAGTCATGTGCCAACCCTTACGGTTAGGACGCATAAAGGTATAATCGTTTTTAATAGTGCTTTGAATTTGTTGCCGGAGAATTTCACGCCAGTTCATCTTTGGCTCAGTAAGCTCTTTGATCATACGACCAATTTCTGCTGGTACATTTCCCGCACCCGCTGCCTGAGCCGCTGTCATCATAGCTTCTTTGATCTCATCACGGATCTGTTTGAGCTCTTCTTTAGAGTAAGCAGGCTGACCATTTTTGCCTTCTTTCTCCCAGTCAATGTGTTCGTCTAACAACTCGCCAAGTGCCGCTAATTCTTCATCATCATACTGCTCATAGATCTCATCATAGATCTGTTCTGAGCTTTTGCCGTAGTGAGCAGTGTCGTGGAAGATTTTAATC